GCGCTCGTGGTTGTGCTCGGAGTGGTCACAGGGACGTCCTTTGCGTTGTGGTTGCGGTGGTCATTCCTTGGCCCAGGTCGCGCGCCGCCTGCTGACATCGCCAGCTCGCAGCGCGTAGGACCGGTACCAAGCCTTGTTGAACCCAGGGGCGATCTTGAACTTCTTGCGGCGCCCGAACGCGTCGACGGGCTCAAGCACCTCGAGGTCGCGGATGCGACCCACGATGAACGTGCGCCAGCCTGGCATCTCTCCGTTGGCGCGCTCGCTCTCCGTGGCATCCGCGCGCCGACGGAGCGTGTTGCTCTGCGACGCGCTCTGCGGGTCGATGTACATGTGCAGGTAGGGCAGGTCGTTGCTGCCGTAGAACAGCGCGTGCGGGTTGCCTACGCGCAGGCCCCGCACGCCGATGACCTCTCCGTCTCGGCGGACCCAGAAGTCCGTGTACTGGAAGCGGACAGGCAGCATCTGGTCGATGGCCTCCTCCAGACCCAGCATCGTCGACGCGGGGCCAGGCTGCCGGATGACCGTCAGGTTGCCGGTCGGCACCACTCGGCGCTGGTTGAGGCCCTCGAAGCCGAGCGCCTCAGCGACAGTGCTGACCAGCGCCGACTCTGCGGCGCGCTTGGCGAGGCCGCTGACAGCGCTGGTGAGCGTGCGGAAGAAGGCCATCGGTCACCTCAGCGCATGCGGGAGCGGAACAGCGCATCCGGGCTCGGGCGCTTCTTCTTCACCTCGATTTCGACCTCGCCTTCCTCTTCATCGCCCTCTTCCATCACGTCCTCTTCCATCACGCCCTCGACTTCGACCTCGGGCGAGCTCTCCGCGCGCATGCCCTCTGCGAGCGGGCCCGCGGCCTCCTGGTCGACCTCGAGGAAGGCCTTGAACCGGGGGTCGTTGGCCAGGCCCTTGAGGTGCGCGGTGATGACCGTCAGCTCCCGGTCCCCTCGGATGTCGCTGAGCTCGATGGGGATCGGCTTGCCGTAGTCCTGCGCCATCGCGGCGATCATCGCCAAGAACCGCACGTCGTCAGGCTCAAGCTGCGCAACCGGCCCGCCGTACTCCTCGACCTCAACGCCCTCGATGCCGATGGCTTGCAGCACGGAGGCCAGCGTCTCCGCCAGCGCCTTCACGACCTTCGGGCTGTACGGCCGGTCCGGCTTGGGGACCATGGCCGCCAGCTCCATGCCGACCATCTCGTCGCTGTCGCGCGCTGCAGTGCCGAGCTCGCTGGGCAGCTTCGTCATGACTTCAAGGGGCATCTCAGACTCCTTCGAACGGAAGCGGGGCGGGCGCCCCTTCGGGGGTAGGGGGCTGCGCCGCCTCGACAGCCTTCGCGAAGGCCTCGGGAAGCTGGTAGGCGCGCACGAGCTCGGAGAGCACAGCGTCGCGCGGGGCGCCGAGCGACAGCAGCAGCGGCGCCAGGCGCTCGAGGCTCTGCTGCCGAGCCATGTCCGACATCGGCGTCGTTCCAGCGTCCACCGCCCAGTAGCTGAAGTCGCCCGTGAGGTCGTCGGCGCTCAGGTTGGTCGGCCCGACGGGGTTGGGCAGCGCCAACGGTTCAGCTTCGTCGCCGAGGATGACGCTCAGCATGATGTTGAACGTGCTCGCGATGCTCGTGATCACCGAGTCGCGGATGCGCGCCATTCGGCCGATCTCCGAGCTCGTGTAGGCGGCCAGCAGGTTCTGCTCGGTCGCTGTGCTCTTGGTCACCTCACCCCGGGTGAACGGAGCCAAGAGGCCTGCGTCTCGGATGTCGGCGTCGACGGTCATCGCGTAGGCAGCGATGTCAGGCGGGATCGGCGCCTGCGGCACCGGGGTGATGTTGCCGTCCAGCGGCTGGCCTGGCTGCAGGTCGACCTCGATCATCTCGCCATCGAGGCCCTGAGCGATCTTGGCCGCAGCGTCCTCGCTGAGGAAGCCCGCGCGGACCATCCACTGCCTGGCCATCCGGCGCACGCCCTGCGCTTGGTAGCTGCGGACCAGGTTCATCTCCCGGAACTGGTCTCGGCTGCGGGACAGCAGGCTGTAGCCCCGCAGCGGAGTGTCCGGGTCGCGGGAGAAGTAGAGCGGGATGATCGGCACCACAGGCCTGCCCGACGCGCTCTTGAACGGGATGCCGGTGGTCTCGTGCTGCAGCTCAGCCTCCGGGGCCTTCTCGTCCGCAGCGGCGCCAGCCTCGAGCGCGCCGATCTGCACCTTCACGCCCTGGAAGACGAACGTGTCCGGCTTGCGGAAGTCCTCCGACCAGACCAGCAGCTTGTCAGCCTGCAGGTCGTAGACCTCGACCACACGGATCCACTTCTCCTGCGTCGGCACGCTGCTGTCGTTCGGGCTGAGGCCGAGCATCGTGCGCCCGCCGATGCTGGAGCTCGCGTCGATCCACTTCTGGTAGACGCGGGGCGAGAAGTCCGTCTCAGGCCGGTCGTAGCGCACCGAGGCCTCTTCAAGCGGCATCAGGTAGACGTGCCCGACGTACCGCTGTTGGTCCCAGCTGCACGCTGTCGCGTCCACGATGACCTCCCACGGCGGAAGGGCGGCGCTGGCCACACGCTTGAGCGGGTCCACGCTCTCGACCGGGGACAGCTTCATGAAGCTGCACGGGTAGATGAGCGCGAGTCGCGTCGCGTCCTCGAGCTGCTCCCGCACGCCGAGCAGGTACAGGTTGGCGGTCGCTTCGGCGACGTCTGGGTTGCCCCGCGCGCGCACGTCCGCCTGCACAAAGACCGCCGGGTTCTTGGCGTAGAGCGAGCCCAGGTAGCTCTCGACCACAGCGTAGGCCTTGGGCACCTCGGTGCGCAGCATGCCCTCGACCACGCCGTCTTCCTTGGCCCAGAAGTCGGTCATGTACAGGCGGCGCAGCTCACGCATCTCTTCGCGCCGGTTGGTCCAGTACAGGTCGTGTTGTGCGACGATGTCGGAGACGTGAGCTGGCGTGAGCATGAGACCTCAGAAGGGCAGAGCAGCGGAGCGGATGCGCCGAGCGCGGGAAGCTGCGAGCAGGTCGTCTATCCGCGTGCGCCCGGACTGTAGCGCACTCGTGCGCCAGGAGGACGGGACGTCCCGCAGGCACCGGTAGGCGAGCGCCATCGCCATCGCAGCGTCATCGTGCGCCCCCTTCGGTGCCTCGGGCGCGACCTTGCCTGGCGGGATCGTCAGGCTGCGCAGCTCGAGCCAGGTGGGACGGTCGAGCATCTTCACCAAGCTCAGGGACTCCCGCAGCGTGTCGAACGCATCGAGCTTGCTCTGCAGCGTGGTGACCCACGGCTTGCCCGTCTTCGGGTCGCGCCACTGCGCGTTGTAGCCGCAGGCGCCCAGCTCGAGCAGCAGTGCGTGTCCGTGGTTGTTGCTCTCGGCCAGGACCAGGGCCTGGTTGTACCTGGTCGCGACCTGGATCACGCGATGGGCCCAGGCTGCTGGCGTGATCTTGTTGTTGCGCTCGGTGTAGACGACCTGCGAGGTCGCGACTGACACGACGCACAGCGCGCTGTAGTCCCCTCCGACGCCTCCGCCGACGTCCACTCCCATCACGTACCGGTCATGCGGGTGCGGCTTCTCGATCTCGCGTCCGACGTGCTCTCCGTGCAGCGCGTGCTCCAGCACGTTGACCTGCGCCAGCAGCTCATCTCCGTAGTAGCCACCTTCGCGCGCGAGGAAGCAGTCATCGATGGAGGCCGGGTACTCGCGCCGGAACTTGTGCTCGCTGCCCAGCCGAGCGCACGTGCGCCGGCGCCAGTGCAGCTGACCCAGGGACAGGCCGTAAGCCTCGCGCTGCCCCCTCTCGGTGTCCGTCAAGGACGCCTCGAAGTCGCGCGGGACCAGCGCCGGAGCATCGCAGTAGGCAGGGTGCTCGTGCCAGAACATCGTCAGCAGGGTCCAGCCGTTCTCGGGCGCGCCGCGCACCAGCGAGCTGTAGAAGTCGGCCGGGTTGTTGGCCGTCGACTCCACAATGAGCAGGCCGTCGCCTACAGCTGCGTCCACCTGCGCCAGGACCTCTTCAAGGTCCGGGGCGTAGGCAGCCTCGGAGATAAGCGCAGCGGCTGGCGTGAAGCTGCGCAGGCCGGTCTGAGAGCGGCTCGTGAACGCCTGCAGGCTGGCGCCGGTGTCCGCGTAGACGAGGCGAGCTCGGGCCCGCACCTCGACAGGCCTGGTCAACAGCGTCGGCAGCTGGTCGAGCCAGCGCCGATTGTCGTCCAGCAGCATCGTCGCGCTGTCATCCCGCATCGAGATCACTGCGTGCATCGCTGCGTGCGGCGTTGTGTACGCCTTCCAGTGCATGACCATCTTGGCGCCGGTGGTCGCAGCGACCTGCCTGGCCTTCAAGATCACGATGCGCCGGTGCCCCGCCTTCACAGCGTCGAAGATCTTGGTCTGCATGGGCAGCGG